AATAAACCAAAAGGTTGATATTTTGCCCCGTAAACGATTACAATGTAAACGGTTTTGTGTAAATTTGCTGCAAAATTGGTATTACAAAAAGTTTATACAATGAAAACAGAGCAAGTAAAACTCTCGCAAGTGAAGGTGAACGGGGAAAACCCGCGTTCAATCACTACTGACAAATTTGCCAAGTTGGTAAATTCAATCCTCGTGTTCCCGAAGATGTTGGCTATTCGCCCCGTAGTTGTGGATAACAAAATGGTTGCCCTCGGAGGCAATATGCGCCTTCAAGCGTTGAAGGCTATTGCGAAGATGTCGCACGGCGATATCTGCAACCGTCTTGGAACAATCAACGACTTCTTGAAGAAGGGTGACGGAGAACGTGAAAAGGTTGTATCGTATTGGGCTGGCTGGCTTCAAAAGCCCGTTGTTGAGATTATCAACGCAAGCGAACTGACCGAGGACGAGCGCAAGCAGTTTGTTATCAAGGACAATGTTTCGTTTGGTAATTGGGACTACGACGCACTCGCCAACAAGTGGGACAACGCAAGCCTCGGCGATTGGGGTATGGACGTGTGGAACACTAACCCGACAGCGTTTGCGCCTATTCAGGGTGCGGCTTCTCCTTCTGCACCCGCTCCGGCTATGCCCGACGCGAGCGAAGAGGACGACCCATCAGCAATGTTCCAGGACGCTCTACCTCCCGAATTGCAGGGTGCAGACCTTTCGCCTGCTAACCTCCCGAAGATACAAGGCAGTGACGAGACCGCTATGGAGCGCGTGATTATCGTCTATCCTAAAGAGAAGTTGCAACATCTGTGCAGCCTTCTTGGTATGCCTACTATCGACAAGGTTGTGTATCGTCTTGAAGAGATTATGCCCGAACTCGCAGAGGAGTAACCGATGACATACGACGAATACATACGCTATCACCTCGGCGGCGATGCTGGGGTTGAAGAAAAAATGATTGCTTCCCTCTCGGCTTACTTCCGTTTGTCGAGGTGGGACAGCTTTCGTTTGGCGTATTATTACACAACGACCTATCATATCCCCAGCGCATTGAAGTTGCTCCGCAATCACAACACCCCTAAAGGTGATTTGAAATTCAGAACTGACCGTCGTTATGTGCGTATTGGAGACAATTTCAGCCGCATTATGAAGCAACTATCACCGAAACTGCTTGAAGACCTTGACAGAGCAACAACGACGACCGAGCAGTACAACATCGTTTCGGGCTGGTACTTCTTTGGGCGTTACGCTTCGTTCCTCTTCCTCGAAGTATGGGCAAAATTGAGCGGTAAGCAAATAATTGACGACCTCGCACTGAAATTCGAGCAGGAAGAGAACTACACAAAGGGTGCGGAGATAATTGCAGGAACGCAAGATAAGGCAGCATTAACGGCATTTATAGAGCGAGCCAAGACCGAAACCCGCGACAACGTGTTTTCGCTTGAAACAAGCCTATGCGCCGTAGCCAAGTTGAAGAAGGGGACGCGCTGGAACGGGTTTTATACCGAAAGGCTCTTGACGGACATAGCCGGGAGCGAGTGGGAAAATCTAATCATAACACTGCTATGACAACGAAAGTGATATTTGTCGCGGGCGTACCAGCGACGGGGAAAACAACGCTCTTCAAGCGCATACGCGAACGCTTGTTTGAGCAGTGCAGCGAGTTCAAGGACGGCAAGGTGCGCGGCATTGAGAACGGGCGTTACAAAATGTTGGGCGTGTTTGACGGTTCGACCTTCGAGGGGACAGACCGTTTGAGTATGACCGTTATCGACGATGCTATCGGTTACATTAAAAGGCTGGAGCAGGAACCGGGACGAAAGGTCGTGTTCGTTGAAGGAGACCGACTATTCAATTTCCGTTTCTTGCAGGAAACGCGGGCAAGCCTCATTTTGCTCGATGCAGCCCCGGAAGTGCTTGCGCAACGCCACAAGGAGCGCGGTGACAACCAAACGGAAACCTTCCTGCAAAGCCGCAGAACGAAGGTTGAGAACTTCGCAACCAAATACCGCATTGGTAGAGCCTACAACAACACGCCCGAAGATGCGGAAAAGATATTTCAGTTCATAATCAAAACAGCAGAGCAATGGGTTGGAGAGTGTACGACCACATAAAGGACGACAAGGTCTTGAAGGATATTTGCTACAACTGCGGCAGTGCTTCCATAAAAGGCACTTATCCGTTCTTTCGCCGTATGATGTATTACTCACACGGCAATTATTGGTGTGAAATCCTCGATGATAAAGCCTTCTATTTCGCAAGTAGGGCGAGAAAGCACGTGCGCCTCATTGCGATTGCAGTAAAGCAGGAACATCAGCGTCAGAAGATTGGCGAAACGGTGCTTTTCCGCTTGTTACAGCGTGTTTCCCTCGCTGGGCTGGACACTTTAACACTCCGAACATCTATGCACGAAAACGGGCAATTCTTTTGGCTTAAACAAGGCGCAAGGATTATGGATGTAAAGGGCGATGACTACGAAATGGAAATCAAAATAATCAAATAGATATGGCACAAAAGTATTATCAAAGCCCCCGTTGGAGCAACGAAATAGCCGATTGCAGTATGCCAATGACATTTGACACATACAGCAACTGCTCGTTTGGCTGTCTTTACTGCTTCTCGCAGTTCCAGCGAGGCGTAGGCGACACAAAGGAAGCCTACCTGCACAAAGATGTTCGCAATGTATCAGTCGAACATATCAAGAAAATGTTTTCTGACCCCGACAAATACGGCGGTCAGTTCAAGGAGTATATCAAGCAGCGAAAGGTAATGCAATGGGGCGGGCTTTCCGACCAATTCGACGGCTTCGAGAAACAGCGCGGCAAGACGCTTGAACTGCTCCGTTTCTTCAAGGAAATTGACTACCCGCTGTGCTTCTCTACGAAGGCGACTTGGTTCACTGACGATGATCGTTATATGAGCCTTATCGAAGGTCAGAAAAATTGGAACTTCAAATTTTCAATCATCACGCTTGACGAAGAGAAGGCACGACGAATTGAACGCGGTGTTCCTTCACCTATGCAACGCCTCGAAGCGATACGACGTATTGCGGCGGCTGGAGCAGGAGGTGCTACACTTCGCCTCCGTCCGTTCATCATCGGCATATCTACGCCGTCATACCTCGATTTGATACGCGAGGCACACAGCAGAGGTGCAGACGCTATGAGTACGGAGTTTTTCTGTGTAGAGCAACGCAGCCCGACGCTCAAAGGCTTTATGCCTACAATCAACGAACTTGCGGGCTTCGATGTAATGGAGTTCTACCGCCGTTTCTCCGTTTCATCGGGATACCTGCGTCTAAATCGCAAAGTCAAGGAGCCGTTTATGCGCAATATGAAGGAACTATGCGACGAGTTGGGTATGCGCTTCTATGTATCTGACGCGCATTTCAAGGAGTTGTGTTGCAACGGTTCTTGTTGCGGCCTACCTCCAACCTGGAACTACTCGCGCGGCCAATGGTGCGAAGCCTTGCAGATTGCCAAGAACAGCCCCGAAGGTATTGTAACTTGGGACGATGTGTGCGCGGATATTCAAGGACTTGTTTCGCAATTCCAATGGATAAGGGCGCAGGGTTTCAATTGCAACAGCAGTGAGAAACGCGCCAAGTATGAAGGTATGACAATGGCCGATTATATGCGCTGGTTGTGGAACAATCCGCAGAGCGGCCAAAGCCCATACAAGTAGTTTGAAGGTGCACTTGTTCCCGTCGGAAAGGACGAGAACGAAAATTTGATTTACAAATTTAACGGCGCAAGATTTTAGGCAATGGGAGCAACGGGAAAGAAAATGAAGGATTACCGCCAAGCGCAGATCGTGCGCCTTGACATCATCGCTGGGCTATATAAACGCGGGTACTCGTATAGAGAAATCCGTGAAGAGGTTATGAGCCGTCTTGACCTGCAAAGCTATTCATTGCGAACCGTCCACAAGGATATTCAACAACTCTTGGAGGAATGGCGCGAAACGCGCATTGAGAACTTCGACCACGCCGTACAACTCGAATTGGAGCGTATCGACGAGATTATCAAGGAGGCTTGGGCTGCTTGGGATAAGTCGAAGACTGACTACGAGAAAAAGAAGGCAAAGCAACAAGGCATACCGGGTGGCGGTGGCGAGGACGGAGAGAGCAGCGAAGGTGTTATCACTATCAAAATGGAGCAGCAACGCGAGGAGGTTATATGCTATGGCGACCCCCGTTATTTGGAGGTTGTACACAAAAACCTCATTGAACGCCGTAAGTTGCTCGGCCTTTACAGCCCCGAAAAGAAGGAAATTTCGGGCGACCTTTCATTTACCAACCTTCTTATGCAAACGGGTATAGTGGATGAGGAAAAATGAGGAAGAAATCAGAAGGAACGCGGAAGCACTTTTTGCTGCTTGGCGAAACGATTGGAATTTGTTCATTAGGGACGCTCTTGGTGTTACTCTTGACAACGAACAGAAGGCAATCGTTTCCGCTGTGCAGCATAACAAACTCGTATCAGTGCGAAGCGGAACGGCGCGAGGCAAGGACTTCGTCGCTGCCTGCA